AAGGCGCTAAGCGTAACATTTGATACAAACGTTGGGCATGATTATCTTGAAAACGTAGATGGTCGCTATGAGTTTTATCACAAGACAGAAGATAAAATTCCCTTTGACTTAGATATGTTTAATACAATTACTGGCGGAGGCATTCCACGTAAGACGCTAAACATTATTCTCGCTGGCTGTGTTCATCCTGACACTCAAGTTCGAGTAAGGCTGCATAAGAAAGTTCATGCTTAGAACGTTTACGATCTGGTTTATAATTAAGCGCTTTTCCCAATTTCCAACCTCGCAATAATAAGTCAAATATTTTATCGGACTCAACTCGAAATGTTTTTTCTCCATTATTCACATATTCTCTTCCTCCATCTTTCATTCCATATTTCCATCCATTATCCATTTTTTCGTTAATTTCACTATATAGACAACGTGTTATGACATCATCTTTATGGATCCATAATTTTCCGAGATGTGATTTTCCACCTAACTTTGCTCGTGTTGATCTACCTTCAGGAGTAGCCCAATATGCCCATGGGTTATTAGGCGAAATTATCGAAGCCTTTCCTCCAAGTGAAGCAAATTTTGAAAAATTTTCCGGATTATGAATACCAGTTTCTTTTTCTTTTGACATTTTACCATTTCGGCGTGAAATTTCTGCCTTTTTCTCTTTACTAAATGAAAACATTCCTATTTTATTTTCATAGCACCATTTACCAACAATACTCCTTTGTTCATACGTTAACTTTGCTCCTAACATCTGCATTGATCGCAAATCATTAACCATTCTATGCATTTTCCACAACAAAAAATGAGCAATTATATGTTGTCTAATGCTAAGATAAGTAAAATTGCTTTCGTCTTCTCCTCCACCAGCATGACGCGGAATAATATGATGTTTATGTATATTTGATCCTTTACAATAATGAATTTTATTATTTACATTTTCATTACAAAGTTTATAATAAATTTGAGAGTAAAATTTCATAAGACTATATACTGTTCCGGCTAATATTATATTTATAAAAACTTACATTTTATGACAGAAAAAGTTATTGCAATTAAAGAAATCGAAACACTTTTAAACGAAGGTTATTCAATAGAAGTGCATTCTCCAGATGGATATGTTCCTGTGTCAGCATTTATTGATAAAGGAATGTGGGATGAATATTTTTTATTGCTTAATAGCGGCAAAATTATTAGAGTTAATGAAAATCATTTATTTGAAACCATTGATGGTTGGAAATATGCTAAAGATTTAGTTCATAAAAAACAAAAATATTTAACTGAAGACGGTTATCAAATTGGTATAGTTACAAAAACAGGAAATCAAATACCGATTGTAGATATTACTGTTGATCATGAAAATCATCGTTATTATACCGATGGAGTTTCTTCCCATAACACTGGTTGTGGCAAGAGTTTAGGCATGTGTCACATGGCTGCTGCTGCTCTTGCCCAAGGGCGAAATGTCTTGTATATTACTCTTGAAATGGCAGAAGAGCGTATTGCAGAACGTATTGATGCTAATTTGCTTGATATACGAATTGATAAAATCAAAGACCTGTCTCAACGCGAATTTCATTCTCGTGTAGAGGACATCTCTAAACGCACTCATGGAAAACTTATTGTGAAGGAATATCCAACTGCAGCGGCACATGTTGGTCACTTTAGAGCATTGCTGCTCGAATTAAAACTTAAAAAGAAGTTTGAACCCGATATCATATATGTAGATTATCTTAATATTTGTGCATCTTCACGTGTTAAAGGATTAAGTGGTAGCATCAACACCTATAGTTTTATCAAGAGTATTGCTGAGGAGCTTCGTGGTCTTGCTGTAGAGTTTAATGTTCCAATCTGGAGTGCCACTCAGGTCACTCGCGGAGGATTTAATAATTCAGATGTAGAAATTACTGACACCTCAGAATCGTTTGGACTTCCCGCAACGGCCGATTTGATGCTTGCATTTATTCGAACTGAACAACTTGACAAAATGAATCAGATTATGGTTAAGCAACTCAAGAATCGTTATAATGATCCAACAAGCAATAAACGATTTACTATTGGAATTGATCTTTCCAAGATGAGACTATATGATATTTCAGATCCTATGGCAAATATTACCAATGATGGTGATAGTTCTCCAGTAGTAAGCACTCCATTTAATAGTCAACGAAAAAATAGAGACTATAGTAGCATAAACGTGTAATTATATAAATAATACATAAATTATTTTATAAATACACTATATGTCACGACTAACCGAATTTAAACGTTACCTAACAGAGGCGCTCTCTACATCATCTGTAGAAAAAGCAGCATTCATCATTCAACGCTACCTTAAGAAAAAGACTGGTACTACATTTTTTAAATATCCTGGATTAGAAAAATACAGGAATTCTAATGGCACTGGTTTTGGACTACGTCTCTATACTACAAAGCGCAACCAAAGTATTCGTTTTAACTGGACTCAAAGCTCGCTCGCTGGTCTAAATAACTTAACATCTATTGATTACTGGAATGGTAAGAGCCCAACTCCATTTCATATTGAATTTGATCAGAGTGTCTCTCTTGTAAAGACATTGCCAATTGTTGCTGATATTATAAGTGCAGGCACTGTTGAACTTGGCAAGATTATGTCTATGCCTGACGAGGTGCCACTCTATGAAGGAGTGCTAAATGAAGCACGTAGCAGTCATGACTTTGAAGCTATTTTTGATGAGATTGCTGACTATCTTGTTGACCCAAACTTTGTAAAAAGTAAGATTTACAGCATGTACGGCATTCCTGGAGTCAAGATTTTTGACGCTCTTTCGGCAGCATATCCAAACTATATTGAAAAGCAAGGCATCAAGTATGTTTGGGTCGGCAAGGCAAAAGACTTAAAGCAAATCAAAGCTGAAAAGGGAAAGATTATGGCTCGTATTGGAGTCGTAGCCGGTGTCGTTTCTAAAGGTGCTGCTAAAGAAAAATACAGTTATTCTCCGGAAGTAGAACAAATTGAAGCAGATCGTGAGCGCCTATCATTTGAAGCTCAGCTAAAAGATCTTGAAAACCTAGTTAAACTCACTGTTAGCGGCGCATCAAATGCGCTCTTTGTTTCTGGTAAGGGTGGAGTTGGTAAAACTCATACAACTGAAAAGATACTTGCTGATATGGGACTGCGCGATGGCAATGGTTATTTTAAAAATACCGGTTCCGCAAGTGCTGCTGGTCTCTATTCATTGTTGTTCCGTTACAAAAATGATATTGTTTTCTTTGATGACAGTGACGACGCACTTGGCGATCAGGAAGCTCGTAACCTATTAAAGGCTGCTACTGACACCAAAAAGATTCGTAAACTTGTTTGGAATAAAATGGGTAAAAATGTTGTCGATCCTGAAAACGACATGAGTGATGACGAAATTATTGATCAAGGATTGATTCCTCGTTACTTTGAATTTACTGGTAAAATTATCTTTATCTCAAACCTTAACCTTGACAAACTTGATCCAGATGGTGCACTACGTACACGTGCTTTTATCATCAACATCGATCCTACTGAAGTTGAAATCTATGACTTTATGGAAAAGATTGTAGGAGATATGAAGCTTGAAGACGGTCTTTCACTTGATCAAAAAGCTCGTTTGCATGTTGTTGATTTGCTTCGTAAAGGCAAAAGCAAACAGAGTGCTAACCTTCGTAAACTATCACGCGGCTTAAATATGGCAGCAGGCGCACTTGCTGCCGGCGTTGAAGTATCTGATGGTGACCTTGCTCGTATGATCGAGTCCTACGCATAATCGTTTAGCATATACAATTAAAAAAACGGGGTCTTCTATGAGGATCCCGTTTTTTTATAAGTAGCTTTAGAATGATAAGTATCAAGGTACATGGCGCCAGACGTGACCGCCGCCTTTACAATCTTATAAAAAATGCTGCATATTTTTATCTAAAAACACTGTGTCCACGCATTCGAAAGATACGCATAGTAATTCAACTTATTGATAATTTGTCAGAATCTGAACGTGTGCATGGTGACTGTTGTCAATGTGGAGTCGATGAACCAGACATTGACTATATTGTAAGACTCAATAAAAGTGATTCATATCATCTTATGTTAACGATACTAGCACATGAAATGGTTCATCTTAAGCAGTATGTTCGAAGAGAGCTTGTCCTTTATAGCGGCGACAACGAAGGTGCCCGATGGAAAGGAGTCTACTGTTCAGAATATGACTATGATTCAGCTCCGTGGGAAAAGGAAGCGGACGAGCGTGAACTTGAGCTCTATATGACGTTTTTTGAAAGTTGTTCATTGTTGAGAGGGTATAAATAGTTAACAGACACAAAGCATGAAAAGTTTTAAACAATATATTTATGAAATTGAATCTATGATGACCTACGATAACTTAGTAAATATTTTAATTTCATTAGGGTATGACAAAATTAAAAAAATATCTGGAAATAAAATTGCAGTTCTTGTTAATGATAACCGAGTAACAACTCTTGAAAAAATTAATAAGAATATTAAAGGATCAATATACGATAGAAATCCTAGTTCTGAAAGTAGTGTAGGACGTGTTAACATATCAGGCTTTTCTATTCTAGCTAAACCAGCTTCTAAACAGGGAAGCGCCAGTGCTGGTGTAGAAAACGAACAAATTATTGTCGACACGATCAATAAAAGAACAAAAACTGGTCCAATTAATGTAATTTTTAAAGCAAAGAATAAAAAATTCACTGTTTTAAATTGTGTTAAAGCCATTCAAGTTGGAGGAGATACTGCTGGAAGAAAAAAGGCAGATATTGTATTAATTAATTCAAAAAATAAGAGATATCCAATTTCAATTAAAAAGGATAATGCCGAAACATGGGAAAGCGCAGATAGTTATTTTGGTCCTACTGCATTAAAAATAATCAAAAAGGCAATAAAAGACAAAAAAACTAAACTTGTCAGCGAAGGCAGTTATTTTAAAATAGAACCTAACATTGCAGTTGAAGCCACACAAGCAGAAAAACAAGCCGTTGTTTTTGGTTCAGATTTAGAAAATGGCGGAGCGGTTGTCACAAAAACATTTGGTAGTTCGTCATTTTCTGATGACGGCGATACTTTAGTTGTTGATTGCTCTCACATAATTACATCTTTAAGTGATGTTAAAGGAGACAAGGACGTATATTTTCTTATAAGAAATGATAAGACTCGTAAATCATTAAAGGAATATCCTGGCATTAGAATATTAGCTGTCTATACAAAGAGAATAAACCAAAACGTAGTAGTCGTTAAACGTTAATTTATTTTATGATTACTTTTAAACAATACATAACAGAAGCAAGTACGGAAGGTAAAAATCTTCATATGGTTCATATTGAGGATCAAGTGCTCTATGGCGGTGTAAAGGGCGCTCGTGAAGCAATCATTGCATTACGCAGTATGAGAGACATGTTAGCTGGAAACAGTCCACAATCATATGATGTTGCTGCAAAGTTTGACGGTGCTCCAGCAATATTTGTTGGAACTGATCCATCAGACGGAGCATTTTTTGTTGCCAAGAAAGGCATCTTTAATAAAAATCCAAAAGTCTATAAGAGTGAGCGTGATATTAAGGCTGATACAAGTGGCGACCTTGCAGAAAAATTAACTGTAGCATTTAATGAATTTAAAAAACTAGGCATTAAAGGAGTATTGCAAGGAGATCTTGCCTATACACAAAAAGATTTAAAGACAGAACGTTTTGACGGTGTTGAATATCTTACATTTCAACCAAACACAATTGTCTATGCAATTCCTGCTGACAGCACTCTTGCAAAAACTATAAAGGCATCTAAGATTGGTGTAATGTTTCATACACAATACTCTGGAGACTCTTTTGAAACGATGAAGGCTTCTTATGGCTTTGATTCAGGCACTCTTAAAAAGACGTCTAGTGTATGGTTTTCAGACACATACATACGTGATCTTTCAGGCAAAGCTACTCTAACCGCAAAGGAGACTGAAGAGTTAACAACGATTCTATCAAAAGCAGGGTCGCTCTTTCAAAAGATTAGTGGTTCAACTCTTCGTGAGATCGAGTCAGATCAATCACTTGCACAGACTCTTGAAACATTCAACAACACACTCGTGCGACGCGGTGAAACTATAATCGATACCTCTGCTCATGTTCGCAATCTTCTTGCATGGATAAATGACAAATATGCAAAAGACATTGAATCTAAAAAGAGTGAAGCTGGCAAAGCAAGTGCGACTGCTAAACGTGATGAGTTTTTAAAGTTTTTCTCTGACGAAAACAAGAAAAACCTAGAACTTGTCTATGCATTACAAAACGCTATCGTTGAAGCAAAACTTATTATAATACGCAAACTTGAAACACTTAAAAAGATGTCAACTTTTGTTCGTACGACTGACGGTTTTAGAGTAACAGGGCAGGAAGGCTTTGCTATCAATGATCATATAAAACAAAATGTGGTCAAGCTTGTCGACCGAATGACCTTCTCTAAGAATAACTTTGATCCAAATATAATAAAGGGTTGGGAGAGATAAGCGATGCCATACTTAAATCATAACACTCCGAATATTACATGTTTCATAAGAAACGAATATCTTTTTAATCATGAAAAGGGTCATGGCGAATATACTCCTGCTAATATACACTCAGTAGCTTCTATTGAAAATCGTGTTCCACTCTTTGAAGCATTCTTGTCGAATGGTGTAAACTGGACCCGTCGTCCGCTGTCTGCGTTTTGTTGGAAAGAGTGTGATCCGCTTCCACTCGAAGAGCTTGTCTACTGGGACTGCTTTAGTCCGTATATTGATGTTTCTATTCGCTCTCGCTTTAGGGGTTTGAGAGCAGAACTTATAACTCCATCAACTGCTAAAGTCTGGGGTGAATATCTCTTTACTCTTGATTGGGCTTGGGAAAATAAAGGGGTATTAGACACAAACTTTTCAGAGACAAGCGAACATAAGTGCGCTCATCTTTTTAAAGCGGACAGTGGTCATTTTTATGCATATCCAAACAATCGAATCTTGTGGCATGACAAAGCATGGAGTGATGAGCCTATAACATGCAATCCAGGATATAAGATTGATAGCAATATATACAGTGTAGAAAACACAAAAGTTAGCTATACTGATGATCAATATATGACAAACTTTACAGCAACACCGCTATGATACAAACATTTAAAGAATTTTTATTGGAGAATACTGCCTATTATAGAGGCTTGTCAAAGAGTACGTCTGATAAACGAAGCGCTCATTTTAATCGTCAGACCCGTATGAGTGATGATGATGCAGCTGCATACAAACCTGCGCCTGGAGATGCACGCGCCGATACAAAGACGTCTAAATGGACGCAGGCATATGCCGACAAATACGGAGAAGAGCTTGAAGAATCAGAAACAAGTGCACTTCAAAAGAAAGCAGAAAAGACTGGCATAGCATACAGCATTCTTAAAAAAGTATTTGATCGCGGCATGGCTGCATGGAAAACTGGTCATCGGCCAGGAGCCTCACAGCACCAGTGGGCATATGCTCGCGTCAACAGCTTTATTATGGGTGGACCTACTCAAAAGACTACAGATGCTGACCTGTGGGCGCAGCATAAGGGTAAATAAGTATAAATATATAATCTGCATATGAAAAAAGAAGTAAGACTCAAAGATCTACTAACAGTTGACCCTACAGATGGCTCATATAACTATGATCCGCTTGACATTATGATCACTGCATACAAAAAACGCAAACGAGATTGGATGATCAGTGAAGAGGACCCAGAATGTGAGTGTCCAGTAGATTGTGATTGTGATTGTGACTGTCATAACATAGAAGAGTCTGTCTATGATACTATGTCAAAACATGAGTTGAATGCAGAACTTCGTAGAATTAATGACGAACTTAAAAAATTAAAGTCTGCTGAAAAAACAAAAGACACACTCAACAAAATAGGAATATTGACTAATGCTCGTGATAGTGTGTTGCAAATGCTAAACGAAGAAACAATTGTTGAAGTATTAACTATTCAGCAGCGTATGGCACGCCGTGCAGCTATGCGTCGACTCAAGAGTCGCATAAAGGTTGGTCGCGAACGGGCAAAACGCCGTCGCGCATCAAATGAAGTATTAAAAGCTCGTGCACGTCGCGCAGCTCGTAACCAACTAGCTAAACGTTTACTTGGAGGCAAGAGCAAAAGTGAAGTATCCTATGCTGCACGTTCACGAGTTGAAAAGGCGCTGTCAAAACAAAAAAATCTTATAAATTCTTTAGCAACAAAGTTATTAACACAAGTGCGGGCAAAGGAAGTTGCACGATTTAGAAAAAAATAAAATTATGGGAGTTCACTTAAAATCATTTAAGACATACACTGAAGAAAAGACTTCTGAAATTATAGTTTCTTTTGGTCGTTTTAATCCGCCTACACGCGGTCATGAAGAAAATATTGAAGCCATAGCAAAACTTGCAAAAGGTAAACCATTTAGAATATACGCATCTCAAAGTGAAGATCCAAAGAAAAATCCTTTGGGTTATGAGGAAAAGATTAAATTTATGCGTAAAATGTTTCCACAATATGGTCGCAATATTATATTAGATCGGTCTGTTAAAAATGTATTTGACATAGCAACAAGTGCATATGATGAAGGTTATACTCGCTTTACAGTTGCTGTTGGTAGCGATCGTGTTGAAGAGTTTAAGGCATTGCTTCGTAAATATGACGGCGTAAAGGGCACGCATGGCTATTATAAATTTCCTGATGGTATAAACATTGTATCAACTGGTCAACGTGATCCTGATATTGACAGCCGTACTGGTGCAAGTACCTTTGCCGTTAGTGCTAGCAAGATGAGAAGCGCAGCAGCAGACAATGATCTTGAAACTTTTGCAAAGGGCGTGCCAAAGACATACGGCGACGTAAAGGATCTTTTTAATGCAGTGCGCAAAGGCATGGGACTAAAAGAAAGTCATAGTTTTAGAAAACACGTTCAGTTTGATACATTAAGCGAAACTCGTGAACGTTATATCTCTGGTGAGATATACAACGTTGGAGACTCTGTAGTGACGATAAAAGACAACACAGAATATAAGATTATCAGTCGTGGTCCTAATTATGTGACATGTGTAAATGAAACTGAAAACAAACAAGTTAAATTTTTTATACATGACATACGAGAAAAGTTGATGCTCGACGAAGAAACATGGGAGGCTGGTTATGAGCGTCGAGTTGTAAAGGTTACCAAACCAGATCGTTTAGAAGCTGGATATAAATGGAGAATAAAGGGCAAAGATGACTCTTCACGTACAATTAAATATTACAAAGACAAACCAGATTTCGAAGAATTTAAAGCACAAATGCAAAGAGTAGCAGGTCATGAATTTGGAACTCGATGAAGAATATGGTGCCGGCTTTGAGGGCACAAAAGGCCTATTGTATAAATATATAAAAGACACCCCTGGGCAAAGCATACAACAATATATGAAAACTAAAAGCTTATCTGAAATACTAAAAAAGAGCGATCCGGTCGGAGATTGGATTCGTGATTTTATTGACAGTGACAACTCCCGCTTTGCCGGAAAGTCAAAAAAAGAACGCATCAATATGGCACTCGGTGCATACTATGCTGCTCAACGCAATGAGAGCACAGCAGAAGTTGAACTTGAAGAAAGCACAGTCTCTGCAAGTCAAATCAATCGATATATCGATACAGAAAACTGGAAAGCAATTGCTGACTTAATGAAGGGTCTAAACGATGATGAACACGAATTGTGGGCAAAAAACGGTTATGATGGACGTACCTATGAGTTGATGATGAAATCTCGTGAACGTTCTAAATCTTATAAAGATGCAGTTGAGAAGATGAAAAATACATTAGGTGTAAAAGAGTCTACACAAATTGATGAAATGCGCGAACTCTATGCTGTAGTAGACACTACAGACGGCACAGTAGTTGCAACTTCATCAAGTGAAGACGGAGCAAAGCGTAGCATACGCAGCGCACACCTTCCGCCAATTTCAAGTGAGCATCCGTCAAAGCTAAAGATTGTAAAGACTAAAAAGACTGCACAAGTTGGCTATCCAATCAAGGAAGAGACTGAAATAGGTTTAGACACTCTTCGTATCATGAAGATAGTTTCACTTGCTACTGGCAGCAAAGACATGGATGCACTCTATGAGTATGCATCCACATCACCAAGCTATTCTTCAATTGTAGAACTAAAAGAAGCCTTTAATAAGTATATTCAACAAGCATGAAATCATTAAACGAAATTTTAAACGAATCATCTGGTGACGAGCTGCTCGGTCGCATGATGGCAGAATATAAGGTATTTATTTCTACGCTAAAATCTTTAGGTTTTGAAAAGGCTCCAATCGGATCTTCTACATACAAACCAGGACCTAATCGTGGAAAAGTAGAAGAACTTTGGGGCATTCCAATGCGTGCTGGAAAATGGGCAGACATCTTTTTTGCAGTTATGTATGATGACCGCCTTCCATGGCGTTTAATCGACCGTGATGGCACTGAAAGCTATGCCAAATTAAATGATGTCAATAAGGCACTCATGAAGCGTATACGTACCATCAAAGAAGAGCAGTCTGATGACGAAACAGATGCTATATATGAGCAGGTCAAAGTTGATGCCACTTTGGTTAAAGCGCTTAAAAAGCGCGGATTTGTTGAGGCTCCAGTTAATAAATTTGCTGGTCATTTTTTTGGCATTAAAAACATAACAAAGGGAAAGATTCAGCATATCTATGGTGTGTCAACTCGTCCCCGGGTTTGGATAAATCTATTTTTTATGGTCTTGGACGATGAGACTCACCCATATGCAATAGTCTATCGCGGTGCAGATTCGCAAATATTCTCTGACTATAATGCTGCTCTTAAGGCGCTCGATAAAACGAAAGCAGAATTTGATCGAGAAGATTTTTACAGCGAAAGTACTGAAGATGAAGAAGTTGATCCAACCGGAGAAGCACTATCAGAACTAGAAGACATTTGTGAAATGGCAGATGAATTATATGAGACTCTCTCTGACCTTGATGAAATTGATTCTGAAACGCGCGAAAGTATTACAGCAATCTATTTAGCACTTGATGATCTCTATGAAACCGTAGATAAAAAATATGAAGTCACAGTTGATGCAGATGAGTATGAAGAAGTAAACGAAGAGGTTGATATGACCCGCTTTAAGCAACTTGCTTCTACTGGACTTGTATCAAGAGAAGAACTTCCTAAACTCGTACTTGCTATGCGTGCACTTGACGCAGACAAACCGCTGTCAATGTCACAAAAAGATCTTATAAATTCAACATTTCAATCACTTATTGCAATTGTAACTGGTGATACAAGCGTACTCTCAAAGGTAAAAAGTAGCATCGCTAACAACTAATTCTATCTCGCCTTAAAACCCCATTAGCCATCCGTCCCGGAACTTTCAGGCTATAGTTTTTATCAAGGTATTTTAGGAAGCTTTTATTGAAAGGAATGTATATTATTATACCAATCAAACCCAAGATGTAAATAACAAAATGCCCCATTATACTAAAAATTATACACTGTCCCGCAAGATCGAAGACTTTCTTGATGCTAGTAGTGTTTCAACTAGTCAATCAATATTGCAGTCTGAAACTGCAGGTGACGCATTTGGACGACTGCGCACTTCTTCACCGCTTACTCTATTTGATTCTAGTCATAGATTTGCTGACAATGGTCTTTGGAGTACTGGTGTAGCTGGTAGCGGTACAGCAACATTTAATGCAAACCAAGGGCTAATTGATTGTAGTGTTACTGCACTGTCTGGCTCATCTGTAAAGCGAGAAACGACGAAGGTTTTTTCATATCAACCTGGAAAATCATTGCTAGTTCTCAATACATTTGTAATGTCATCTGCAAAAGCAGGATTAGTGCAACGTGTAGGATATTATGGTGCCGATAATGGCATCTATTTTGAACTTGATGGCACGACTTTAAATATAGTAAAACGCACAATTGTAAATGGATCTTTGCAAAATATCAAAATACCACAATCACAGTGGAATGGCGATAAACTATTAAATGAGACTGGTTCGTCTGGACTTACTCTTGATATTTCTAAAGCACAAATTTTATGGATGGATTTTGAATGGTTGGGAGTTGGCAGCGTTCGAGTTGGTTTTGTAATTAATGGAAAATTTGTTGTATGCCATACATTTCATCATGCTAATATAATTGCTTCTACATACATAACTACTGCTTCACTGCCATTGCGATACGAAATTGAAAATACCTCTAACACTGGCAGTACAAGTACTCTTAAGCAAATATGCTCTACAGTAATTTCAGAAGGTGGATATCAACTATATGGAGCGCAACAAAGTATAGGCACTGCAATTAATGCTCCATATAATTTAATAACTGCTGCGGGCACTGATTATCCAATACTTACGATAAGATTAAAATCTACAAAACTAGATGCAGTTGTAATTCTTACTGCTCTTTCAATATTACCTGTATCAACAACTAACTATAAATGGAAAGTAGTTGCGGGAGGTGCAACTACTGGTGGAAGTGGACTTTGGCAGCCAGCATCGGCAGATTCAGCTGTAGAATATAAGATGGATGCTAGTGCAATTACCGGTGGAAGAATATTGGCATCTGGTTATATGAGCTCTACAACTCAGAGCAAACCTTCCCTTGATATTTTAAAAGAAGCGCTATTTAAATTTCAACTTGAACGCAATGGTTTAAGTGGAGTTCCAAATGAATTATCATTAGTAGTTTCCGCGAGCACTGCCTCAGGTGGTAATCCAGCACAAATTCACGCATCTCTAGATTGGGAAGAAATCTCACGCTAATATATTATGATGCGTTTTAAAGAATATATCTCTGAGCAGGCAGAATATGATGGTCGTAAGGTGACTCTCAATGAACCGTGGCGTAGCGACGATGAAAAGCATAAGTTTTATGTCTATGTGCGTAATGAAAAGGGCAACGTCATAAAACTTGGATTTGGTGATCCAAAGGCAGAGATTAAACGAGATGATCCAGAGCGTCTAAAAAGTTTTAGAGCTCGCCATCAGTGTGATACAGATCCGGGTCCAAAGTGGAAGGCTCGTTATTGGAGTTGTAAGTTTTGGGAAAAAGGGAAGACTGTAACTGATTTATTGTCGAAGTAAACGACGATATAAATTATAATATGCAGTTGGTAAATGAGTTAACGGATAAAAATTTTTTAGTCTACGCGGCTAAACATTATAACAATCCACACTGTCTAGATATAAAAGAGTTTCACGCTGATCTTGCTCATCTGAAGTATATCAAAAAACTCTTTAAAAAATATCAAGATAAAAGTATACTTCAAGAGAGGCTAATCTTAAACCATCTCATTATACTTCACAATATGTTTTACCCTGAGGCAGCAACACGCATGTGTTTTAATCGAGTAAACGAACACAGTTGGCCAGCACTTAAGACATTTTTGCTTTATCTAAACTATATTCCAGAAGGCGAATATATAAATATACCTATTGATCTATACGTAGCTCGAACACTTCAAAGAATTTAAAACTATGGGACTCCTAACACGCACTACAGACACTGTTTACGCATTTAGATTTTTACGCTTACTCACTACTCCATGGACGAAAACAGGAGCCTATAAGATGGGGCTTATTGATGCTAATGGAAATGTAATTCGCAAACCAGAAACAAGTGAAGAAAAAAGTAAGTATAATATTTTTCATAAATTGGTCTTTAACGTTAAACGTATGCTTAATGTAATTCCATTTGGCAAGACTACAATTGCTTCGTATCTTGCGGCGCTCTATCTCATAAAAGAAAAAACTGGAGTTTCTGATCGAGCACTTGCTAAGGTTATCAAAGAGGCCACTGGGTGCGATCCACGTGCGCTTCATCTTGAAGAGTCTTTTTGGTATCTCAATGAAGACAACACTCTTCGTCATGGAACATACAGATTAACGCGTAACCTACCATTACAACTAACCGGAGACATATTGGCTCTCAAGAATACAACAATATCAATAGCAAAAAATTCATGCCCGGTTGGAAATATTTTTGGCGTAAATGTGTATGACGCCGTGCATTGTAAGACTGGACAAAAAGTATTAATAACTCAACACGATATTAAGCAATGAAAAACGAAGAAGTAGTTACTGGAGACGTTGCAATGCCACCTTCTGACTATCCTAAAAGTGGAGCAACATGGAGACTTTTTAATGTACCAACTGACATCTTTAGACGGTTTGAAACCGGGCGAAATAAGTTTGAACGCTGGTGTAAATATCTAGATATGGCAGATGAGGAGCAGCAAGCTTTATACAATTATGCCAAGAAAAATAGCAAGCATACAATTGTACTACGTGATTCTGTTAGTGGCGCTCTTCGTAGCATACGCAGACGTGCCATGAATGAATCATGAGACGTGTAAAAAATTATTTACAACTCGCCTTTTTCTGTTTATAATAAACATCTGCTACACAGCGTAACATTTTCCAACATGAACGACAATAATACACACAGCATCTTCGAAGAACAAATTAGTCGCAAACCAAACCACTATCCATGGACAGAGCAGTTTATTGAGGCCATGCACAATGGATTTTGGACAGACAAAGAGTTTAGTTTTAAATCTGATGTGCAGCAATTTAAGGTTGATTTAAATGATCAAGAACGCGAGATTATTGTGCGTACACTTTCAGCAGTTGGACAAATTGAAGTTGCAGTAAAAACTTTTTGGGCCAAACTGGGAGAAAACTTGCCGCATCCTAGTCTTCAAGATCTAGGCTATGTTATGGCAAACATTGAAGTTATTCATAATAGTGCCTATGAGCGTCTACTTAGTGTGCTTGAACTAGAAGATATTTTTGAAGAGAATCTTAAACTTGAATGGATACAAGGTCGTGTTAAATATCTTCGTAAGTATACTCACAAGTTTTATAAAGATTCTAAAAAACAATATCTCTATGCTTTGATTCTTTTCACTCTTTTTGTTGAAAATGTTTCGTTATTTTCTCAGTTTTATATTATTAACTGGTTCGCTCGTTTTAAAAATGTACTTAAAGACACAGATCAGCAAGTAAAGTATACTCGCAATGAAGAAAACATTCATGCTCTTGTTGGTATAAAGATTATCAACACAATTCGTGAAGAGCATCCTGAACTATTTGACAATGAGCTTGAGGCACGCATCGCGCATGAAGCTGAAGAGGCATACAAGTCTGAAGCTAAGATTGTTGACTGGATGATCAATGGCATAAACGAACCTGGGCTATCAGCACCAATTCTTAAAGAGTTTATTAAAAATCGTATCAATGAATCCCTTGCTCAAATCAGTTTTAAACCAGTATTTGAAGTGGATAGAGAGTTGCTTGAGTCCACTATGTGGTTTGAAGAAGAACTACTTGGCAATAATATGGCGGATTTTTTTCACACCCGCCCGACTGAATATTCAAAGAAAAATCAAAGCTTTAGTGAAGACGACCTGTTTTGATGTGATATATAGATCTATATTATGAGTGATAAAATATATTGGTTAAATAAAGATAGTAGAAAATTTTTAGAGAGAGGATATCTCTTAGAGGGAGAAACTCCAGAACAGAGAATACAGGACATTGGAGATAGAGCGCAGGCGTTATTAGATGATATGCCTGGTTTTTCAGACAAGTTTGTAGACTATATGTCAAGAGGTTTTTATTCTCTTGCTTCTCCAATCTGGTCAAACTTTGGCCGTAAACGCGGGTTGCCAATCTCATGCTTTGGTAGTTATATACCTGATGACATGAATGGAATCCTCTCAAAGGTCGGAGAGATTGGTACAATGTCAAAAGTCGGTGGAGGAACTTCCGCATATTTTGGAGATGTGCGCGGTCGAGGAGCCCCAATATCTTCCGGTGGTGCTGCTACAGGTGTGCATCATCAACTTACAGTTTTCGATTCGCTTATCAACTATGTCTCGCAAGGCAACGTTCGTCGTGGTTCTTTTGCAGCCTATTTGCCTATTGATCACCCTGACATTGAAGAGTTTCTTAAGATTCGGTCTGAAGGTAACGCTATTCAAGACTTGTCCATAGGCGTGTGTGTATCAGATGAGTGGATGAAGAGTATGATTGGCGGCGACAAAGACAAACGTAAAGTTTGGAGTACAGTCATTAAAAAACGATTTGAGTCTGGTTATCCTTATATCTTTTTCTCTGATAATGTAAACAACGGCGCACCTCAGATGTATAAGGACAAGGGTCTTAAGATACATGCAAGTAACCTTTGTACAGAAATCTTTTTGTCTACATCAGAAGATGAAAGTTTTGTATGTGACCTCTCTTCACTTAATCTTGAAAAGTGGGACGAGATTGCAGAGACAGATGCAGTAGAGACGCTTGTATATTTCTTGGATGCAGTTATGTCTGAATTTATTTTGAAGACTGGAAATCCTGGCAATGAATTTATGAGAGCGCCTCGTAAGTTTGCTATCAATCAGCGTGCACTCGGTGTAGGTGTGCTTGGTTGGCATTCATTGTTGCAGTCAAAGATGGTGCCATTCGAGTCGATGGAAGCAAAGATGATGAACAATCAAATTTGGAGTACTATCCGTGCCAAGGCAGACTCTGCTACCTCCCAACTTGCAAAACTTTTTGGCGAGCCATTTATGTTAGAAGGTTATGGTCGACGCAACTCTACTACGCTTGCAATTGCTCCTACTACAAGTAGTTCGTTTATACTTGGACAAGTATCTCCAAGTATTGAACCGCTGAACAGCAATTATTTTGTTAAGGATCTTGCTAAAGGCAAGTTTACCTATCGCAATCCATATCTTGAAAAGTTGCTCAAAGAAAAAGGCAAAAATGATCAAGAAACATGGAAGGATGTTCTTACTCATGGTGGTTCTGTACAACATCTAGAATTTCTTTCTGCAGAAGAAAAAGATGTATTTAAAACCTTTGGTGAAATTTCTCAAAAAGAAATTGTCATTCAGGCAGCACAACGTCAAAAGTATATTGATCAAGGTCAATCACTTAACTTGATGATTGCACCTACTGCAAAGCCAAAAGAAGTCAACGAGCTTCTTATCTTTGCTTGGGAACAAGGAGTCAAGTCGTTGTATTATCAACGTAGCGCAAATCCAGCACAGGAACTTGCACGTTCAATCTTAACTTGCAGCACATGTGAAGGGTAAAGACTATATAAAACTGTCTCCATTTTGGTATGCACTTGGTATGTTTGCAGTAGCTCCGTTTGTTGCAATAGTATTTATCGTCACTGCTCTTTTATTAATGCTGGTTTGGCCATTGGTTCCATTTGTCGCATATTTTGAAAGAAAGAACGACCCCGTTGTTGATGATATAAATAACAGAAAATAATTTAAATATATTAAATATAATGATAGAAAACAACAGATGTCCAAAATGCAAATACGTCTACGAAGTCTCTTGGGATGATGAGGACGATAAATACTATTGCGATGACGAAGAAGATTTTGAAGATCTAGAACGCGAAGAACTCTACCCAGAATATTGCCCTTTTTGTGGAACCTATCGTATCTATGGAACAGAAGACGATTCTCGCGATGACGAAATTTAATATATAATTTATGACATGGCTATATAATGAACTTCCTTTTACTCGCGAACTTGCTCAAGAGAAGATTGATGAAGGTTATATTGGGTTTGTCTATGAAATAACTGATAGTCTAAATGGCAAAAAATATATTGGCAAAAAACTGTTGTCTAGTGTAAAAAAACTTGCTCCACTAAAAGGCAAAACGCGCAAAAGAAAAAAGTGTGTACAGTCTGATTGGGAAAAATACTATGGCAGCAGTGAAACTGTAAAGGCTTTGGTCGAATCACGGCAATCAGATTTTATTCGTCGAATCATATATCTCTGCAAATCTAAAGGTGAATTGTCTTATATGGAAGCAAAGGAACAGTTTGACAAAGAGGTGCTGCTTACAGATGATTTTTACAACGAATTTATTGGAGTAAAAATAAATTCATCTCATGTGAAAAGTTTATGGAAAAAGTAGTGTACATTTGAGTCACACTAGTGTATAATTATATCATGTTACTAATCGACTATTCTGGAATTGCAATCTCTGCTATATTTTCTCAATCACGTCCTGGGAAAATTACAGAGGACTTTATGCGACATATTATCTTAAATTCGCTGAGAATGTATAATCTCAAGTATAGAGAAAAGTATGGACGTATGATTATCGCATGTGATGGCGGCAGTTGGCGTAAAGAGTATTATCCGCAATACAAA